TTAAAGAGGTGATTTATATGAACGATAATGTGATTAATGCCACCTTTGACCACAACACAGAAATTACAACGAAGCCCAGTACCCAATGGAATCGTGGACAGGTGCTAAAGATTAGTGGAATCTATAATCTGCCAGCAGCATTTGAAGTTGAGGTATCTAATGATAGAGAACGTGGCGCTAAGAGATATCTGGGACACGATTATGAGTTTGTAATCCCAGATGAGTATTTTGAATCTGGCAAGATGATTTATATCTGGATTATGAAGCGTGTCGAACCTTCAGATATTACATCAAAATATCTTGTTAAGATTCCTCTTAGGACACGTCAGAAGCCTTTAGACTATGATGTTGATCCTGAAAAGAGAGATATTGTAGCAGAAGCTATCGTAGCACTTCAAGATGCTGAAACTGGTATTAATACTAAAATGAATGAAGTAATTAAACGTGAGAAGAAAGTTGAAAGAATTGAAGAATCTTTTAATAATCTTACGGCACTTGCTACTACTCTTCCAGCTGGGTCTGAGGCTACTGTTGATAAAGAAAAGGTAGATACCGATGAAGAAAATTATATGATTTTTAAATTTGGTATTCCGCAGGGAATCCAAGGTGAACGTGGAGAAAAAGGTGAAAAGGGCGATGTTGGTGAAACAGGAAATGGTATTCAAAACGCTATATTAAATTCTGATTACACACTAACAATTAATTTTACCAACGGAACTTCTACAACTACAACGCCTATTCGTGGAGCAAAAGGAGACCAAGGTGATGCATTTACATACTCTGATTTTACACCCGAACAATTGGCATCTTTAAAAGGCGAAAAGGGCGACAAGGGCGACAAAGGTGATAAGGGTGGCACTGGAGACAAAGGTGATATTGGTGAGAAAGGTGAGAAAGGTGACAAGGGTGATACAGGAAACGATGGTCACTCACCTGTTGTAACGGCATCTAAAACTGGGACAACCACATCTATTAGTGTAGATGGTCAGGTTATAGCGACCATTAATGACGGAGCAAAAGGCGATCAAGGTGATACTGGTGAACAGGGTGTTCAAGGTGTAAAGGGTGATAAAGGCGATAAGGGTGACAAGGGTGACCAAGGTGAGCAGGGCATCCAAGGTGTCCAAGGCGACAAAGGAGATAAAGGCGACAAGGGTGATAAAGGCGATACCGGAGAAAAGGGCGAAAAAGGCGACCCCGGCGAAGTCACGCTTGCGGATTATTACAAAGTCTTTCCCACTGATACAGCCACTGGTGCAATCGCCCACTTTACAGACGGCGCTGACGATATTCCCATGAAGGACGTACTCGTCCACATCGAGCCTGTACAGGCAGGAAGCGGCGACCCGTCACCGGATAATGTTCGCCCAATCACCGGATGGACAGGGTGTGAGGTGCAGAAGGCAGGGAAGAATCTTGCCAACGCAAAATTCGGAATGAAAGTGCCGTCTATAACCAACGGACAGATGGTAGATGTAAGTGGATGGAGTACAGAGTATATCAAGGTTGATAATTCTAAAACGTATAGCGCTTCTGCCGCAAACGACAAATCATCATACGTGTTTTATTATGACCATAACTTGAATTATCTCGGCAGTAGATTATTCACCAAGTATGCGAGAGTTGATACGGAATCATGCTTTAGCGGTGCGTCATATATCAAATTAAGAAATGATGCCGCAGAAAACAATGACCCGCATATTCAGCTCGAACTCGGCTCTACCGCCACTCCCTACGAACCCTACACAGGACGCACCTACCCCATCACCTTCCCCTCTGAAGCGGGGACTGTCTACGGCGGGACGTTGGATGTGACGAAGGGTGAGTTGGTGGTGGATAGAGTTGGGGTTGTGCTTGATGGAAGCAATATTGCCGTAAACGGGAAGGCTGATTATGGTAAGTATATCAGGGGCGTAATTCGTTATAAAACCGAATTACCCACTGCTCAATACAATGGTAATAGTACATACATTTTGGCAGATAAGCTGACTCCGGATTACATGCACACAATCAGTATTAGTGCACTGCAAACAGATACGGGATTTTGGACATATCCGCATTCGTCCGGGTTGTTTATTACCATGATGAGTGAGAGCTTTCCGGACATTGTAAGTATGAATGCTTGGCTTACAGAAAACACTCCAACCGTCTGCTACAAACTCGCCACTCCCATCACCTACCAGTTAACCCCGCAGGAAATCACATCCCTGCTCGGTGCGAACAATGTTTGGGCTGATACGGGAGACAGTGAGGTAGAGTATAGAGCCAATACGGAGCTATGGGTTCAAAGAAAAATTACGGAGGCGGTTGCGGCCGTTCTTAATAGCTAATGGGATATATTTACAAAGTAACAAACACGGTCAATGGCAAGACGTATATCGGGCAGACTACAAGGGATGTTCCATCAAGATGGAAAAACCACCTCAGCGAAGCACGATACCCAAAGCGGCAAGACCATTCTATTTTACACAAAGCAATGCGAAAGTATGGTGAAAATGCTTTCGTTGTTGAAGAACTTGAACAATGCGACAACGATATACTCGATGAGCGTGAACAGTATTGGATACAACAATATGATTCCACAAACGTTGGGTATAACATATCGCTTGGTGGCAAAGGGTACAAAAAATGTCTCGATGATGACATATTGTATTTATGGAGACACGGCAAAACATTCATCGAAATTGCTGATATGCTTGATGTCCACATGGAAACCGTATCGAGAATTTTAAAACGGTATGGAATCGAGCATAGACCGCAACAAATACAACCCAATGCGGTTCATCAGTACACGCTTGATGGTGATTATATTCAATCATTTCCAAGCACATATGCCGCTGCAACATATCTTGGAATCCATGGCTCTGGTGGTATAAGAGGCGTTTGCACCGGAAGAAATCGTCAGTGCCATGGATACAGATGGAGTTATGAGAAAATGGATAAATTACCACCTATCAGAAATGACAAGAGTGTACATCCTGTCGCTCAATATGATAAGGAAGGAAATCTAATTAAAATTTATAAAAAAATGGTGGATGCTGCAAAAGAATTAAATGTTACGCAAGGTGCAATATGGGCTGTATGTAATGGAATCCATGACTATTGTTCTGGATACCATTTTGAATATTGTAAATAGAAAGAGGTGACGATCAATGAAAGATTTTATTGAATCAATAATAGCAACAGGGAATTATGTTCTCAGCGAAATGGAAGAACGTATCCAAAAGATGTATGTCATGGGGAAGCTCACCGAAGAGGATATGACATATCTTCTTAATCTTGCGGCGAATTCTGCAAATGACTCTCTTCAAATTAATATAGTCGCAAAACTGGCAGACCTCGAACAGCGCATCGCTGTTCTTGAGTCGGCAGGAGTTGTCGTATGGAAGTCTGGTATGAGTATAGCAAAAGGGCAAACAGTCCTTTACGATATTCTTAAAGATGGTGTCATGAGATATTGCAGATACGATGGTGGACGGAGTGCAACCTCGCTTTCCCCCGGCAAGATTGACGGATGGGTTATCCTTGCAAGCGCAGATGGCGAGGTGACGCATACAGTGGGTAAGGATGCAGATGGCAAGATTATCTTAATTCCTGTAAGCGAATAATAAGCGGATGGCTCTTTCGGTGACATTAAACATTATGCTTATGATGAAAATCCTGATAAGGCTCGTCTGAAAGGCGAGTCTATTTATTATCAGGTGCTGGCGGCAGCCGCTATTAGTGAGATTCCTAGTCATGCGGCTATTATGTTTACAGCTGATGGTTTTCCGATTATGCATCAGAGTTATAAACATGAAGTTGAACATAAAGATACAGAAGACGGCAATAATTGAATATAGGATATAAAAAGAAGAACTAGATTATTAACAGTGTTTTAATTGAAATGAGGTGATCATAATGGGATTAAATGAATTAATAATGTCAATTCTTCATGAGCTTCACCCTTTTGAGAGTCTTAGTTCTTCTATTATTTTTATTGGTGTCATACTCTGTACATTTGTACAGATATCTCCTATTAAAATCAATCCATGGGATGTAATGCTTGGATGGATCGGAGAGAGGTTTAATTCAGGCATGAATAAAAAAATAGATGGAATGAGCCACAGGGTTGATAATTTGGAGAAACGTTTTAACGAACAAGTAGAAGATAATAAATATGAGAAGTTGAAGAAACAGCGCAAGTATCTGATTGAATTTGTTGAAGAAGGCGTCAATGGTCAACGTCACACAAAAGAATCGTTTGAAAATGCTATTAGAGCATGTGACGAGTATGAAAAATTTGTTAAAAAAAATAATATTGAAAACGGTGTCATCAACTCTACAATTCACGCAATCAGAGCAAAATATGAAGAACATTTATTAAACGCTGATTTCGCAACAGAAGAACATTATATTAATCAATAGGAGGAAGTAAAATGGATTTAGTTAGTATTATCGCAATCGCAATTCTTACAGAAGCACTTATTGAATATGCAAAGACTGTTATCGACAGCTTTGATAGTAAGGATTATAAAACATTCAGGACTCAGCTTGCCAGTATTATATTGGGCATTGCTATGAGTTTTGCATTTGGCATCAATGCATTCGCATCTGGATTCACTGTGCATCCAATTATCGGTACAGCGATAACTGGCATCATTATCAGCCGTGGCTCCAACTATGCGAGTGACCTGCTTAGCAAGCTCACCAAGTAAAAATTAAATAGGAAAATCGAAGATATTTTCAACTCTGACACGCTTCATGGGTGTTCCTCTATCTAAGGGGAGCACCCTTTTTTTAGTGCAAAAAAAATGCACTTATTTTGGGAAATACAAGGAGTAAACAGATATGAATAAATTAACTAACGAAGATTTGAATTTTCTCGTACCCCGTGGCATAATAGACTTACCCGATATCCAATCTATTATAGAGATGGAGAAGAAAAAAGAGTTAGTAGAAAAACACCCTTACAAAGCATGGCAAGGGAAGAATGGAAGTTGGTATGTATATCTGCCAGACAAAGAGAAAGGGAGGGTCTTAAAGAGGAAGAGTAGTAAAGCTGGGATTGAAAAAGTTATATGTGACTATCAAGAAGATTTAATCGACAATCCAACGTTAGAAGAAATTTTTAATGAGTGGAATGATTACAGACGTGATTTAAAGAAGATTACATATTCGTCTCATTCTCGTTGCCAGCTCTCCAGAGGAAGTCCAAACCCCAGTATTTATCAGGGATTCAGGACTTCCTCTTTTTTTAGCCTGATTACAAAGTAATCAAATGTGTAATCATCATTATAATATATAGAGAAAGGAGCGATTGGATATCGGGTTATTTCAATATTGTACTATATTTAATACAATCAAAGTCCCCCTATAAAATCTTCATATGATTCGCTGTTCTCAAATTCCACACCAGCACTTTCGACAGCACCTTCGTGATACATCTGTACTCGTTCAGCGTCTTCATTATAATGATTAATAAAATCATCTTTAGACCCGCCAAACTTCAAACAATAGAATTGAACAGCCTTACGGAAATACCTCTTTTGTGCGCCTACATCCAATTCTTCAGTCTGATCTACAATCAATGCCTGTAGCAACATATATCCGAATAACACGGCATTCAAATAATCTTCTTTTAATTTCTGATTTAATTCTTCATTATCATATACAATCAAATCCTGTGTCAAATATATCTGACATAACAGATGATATTTAATTAGATATTCTACCCAATTAGACATAGCATATGACTTACCATCTTCAATATCATGATGTACTTCATATACTGGATAATCATAATGTTCAATGGTAGAGTCAGGAGTAATATATTCAATGAATCGTGTGATTTTGGTATTGAAATATTCATCTTCAGCCATGCGTAGAACATCATGTGGATACAGGTCATATCCAATTAAAAATTCACGCTTATAAAAATTGCCTCCACATGAGTTATCAGCGTGTCCAACATTCTGTGCTATAAAATTACCAGATTCATAATAAATAGTCTGTGTATGTAGAAGCACCAGATTCTCATCATAGCTATCAATCTGTTCTTTCACATATCTAAGACTTGATGGTGTTAGACAATCATCTGCGTCAACGAATGTAACCCATTCTCCAGATGCAACCAGCAGTCCTGTTTTTCTTGCGACACTAGGATTATGGTAACCGTCACTACTCATTACAGTGATTGGGAAAAACAAATTAAAATCGTCTATCAAATCAAGCGTCTTATCTTCACTGTGGTCATCAACTACGATTACCTCATGAATATAGTCACGACTGCTAATAAGTGACGCAAGTACTCTGGTAATAGTGCGTTCACCATTGTATACAGGAATGATTACAGAAAACATTTTATTATTATCACTCATGATTAATTAACTCCTGTTGAGCCAAGACCACCACGACTCTCATCTTCCATACTATCTACTGAAATAATGTTAAGAGGTAGCTGACATTCTTGAATTCTAAACTGACAGATTCTGTCGTTTTTATGAATGATTGTATCACGAGTAGCGTATACAGGCATCATCCACCTATCTTCATTTCCTCTATATAAAAAGTCCAACACGCCTATTCCGTTCGTCTGAATAATACCGTACCTCTTAAACGTACTACTCCTTGGTGCCAGAATCGCTTCATATCCCGCAGGAAGAGCAATTGACACGCCAAGATCGATATACTTAAAATCACCCTTCTTCAATTCCACATCTTCAGCACACCTAAGGTCACACCATTCTCCGCTATGCGCCTGAGAAATTGGCTCAAGACCGTCTACGTGATACTTTACTTTTACTACTTTTCCGATGTCCATTTTTCTTCTTCTCCTT